CATCATTTCTTCTAAGTCTGTTAATGAATAGTTAAAATGCTGCATCATTAAAAAATTCGTCTTGAAATAGTTCTCCAACGTTTCATGAGAGAGGTTAACTAAAAAAAATCTTGTAGTCCTGCTAATTCAACATTATTTTTATGACCACACTTTTTACATTCATATTCTTGACTATGTTTGAGTGAAGGCATAGTTTGTACAAAATTAGTTATCTTCTCTAATTGCTGATTATTCAACGAGTTTATAAAATTATCTACCTCTTCTTTTGGTTCTTGACTTATTAATATATTTTCATCTTTTGTTTGAACTGCATGTAAACATAAGACAACAGAATCAAATAAAGCATCTGCAGTTGAAGTTTCATTCTTAAGCGCTTGAGATTTATTTAACATATCTTGATATGTGGGATATCTCATCTCAACACTTATGTCATCGTTTATCTCGATAACTTCAGATTTCATTCCATCTGCGTCAATTTGTATTTCTTGCAGGTTTATACTCACTTCATTTTCTTCATTACAATTCTGACAAGCTGTTAGTATTGTAGAAGTTTCACCTACAGATTTTGATCTTACTTGTGTAAACATGTAGTCAACATCAAAAGTTGCTAATTGTTTTACGTTTATGCCAGGGACGCACGACTCTATGCAACCTAACATTGAATTTAATATTTGCTTTGGATCTTTCGACTCAAAAGCAACTAGTAAACTCTTTTGTTCTTTTACTAAAAAAGGTCTGAACTTTACAGTTTCTTTAGTAGAAGGAACGACCATCTCATAAATTGGTCTATCATTTGATACTCTTGGCAATGCCATTTTTCACTCCTTATATAATATCAATTCCACCAAATGGTGTGTCAATATCCATGTTAATAAAACCTTGCGTATTTTTTGATCTTCTCCAATTGGTATACGCAAAAGTAACGTTTAGTTGTACCAATCCATCTAAATCATTATTTAGTTCAATAGCACTGTTTGCTATTGGAAATGCTTCTAGTAAGTCTACGGAATAAACCGTTCCTCCACCAAGACCAGCACTTAATCTTATAGGACCTATATTTTTAGTAAATCCTTTTAGTGGTTGTCTTAGTTGGTGTATCGTTACTGTTCTAGCATATTCGTTCTTATAGTTACTTTCCATTCTGTTCTCATTAACGACAACATTTCTCCAAGTGTCAAAGTATTCTTTAACACCATAGTCATTCATAAGGTAGAAAGTCATTGAAACATCATCGACTGCATAACCATACGCCATCTTTTGATATTCCATACCTATTCTTCTGTCGTTGGTAAGTATTTGCTTCCCAGGTAAAGTAGCATTCGAGCAAAGTATATTAAGTTCTCTTTGATTAGCTCCATCAGTAAAAATACCAAATATGCCTCCACCTCCAAAAGATGGAAGGGTTACTAAGAATCTATTCGCTCTTGCGAATCCTAACTTAGTATTTACTAAAGCTTTTAATTCATCTACACTATTAGCCATTTGCTATCTTCCTTGAATCTGAATATATTCTTCCTGCTGTAGACTTTTCCCATTGTGCTGTAGGTAGAAACGTCGCTATTTCCCATTCAGGCGCTGGTACTTCTGCAAATCTAGATTTAACATGATTTAACAAATAGTGTTTGAAGCAGGGTTTAAAGTATCTTGTATTACGAGAACCATTTAATAAATTGTAAGTTAAATTAAACTTAGTAGACTCATCATATTTTTTATTATTAGTTATGTTTAGCAAGGCGTCTAAAAATTTAGCTCTTAGTATAGGTGGTAAATAATGTAGATTGATTCCTCTAAATCCACCTTTTGCTGGTTCTACTGGTATTGTTAATGGAAATCTATCGTAATAAGGTAGCTTATCTTTGTGTTTTGGATCATAAAAATACATAAACATTCCACCATAACTGTGAGTTGCTCTTCTAGTTACTTCTGGCTCTTTCATAAGTTGTTCTCTGCTAACTCGTGTTAATCTTTGAACTCTTCTTCGAAACCACTCGCGTGACTCGCGCGTACGTGGATTAATGCCTTTACGGAAAGCTTCAAGTTCAAGTTTTTGAAATAGATTACTCATGATTCTATTTATAACTATTTTCTGCGTTTTTTACGTCTAAATGGTTTAAGCCTTGGTAATGACTTAAGTTTGCCTGGGACAGGTTTTTTCATGAGCTTCATTTCTTGTAAAGTCTTTTCGGTCCATACTTGAAACTCCCATCCTCTATCTTTTGCGTATTCATTTGCTGCTTGCCACTTGTTCATGTTTTTGATATATGTTAATCCTTCAGTGATATATCTTTTTGTTCTTTTTTCTCCTGTTGGAGGTACGGTCTCTTTTTCTGGTTTAATCTCAACTAGCACTGTCTTATTATCATCATATGTTATTTTCATATCAACAAAGTATCTATGGTATTTCTTATCGACTTCATAGAAGTATGGAACGATAACTTCTTCAGAACTCCACTTCTTAACTTTTGGATTCTTATCGCACCATTGGAAAACAGCCTTCTCCCAAAGCGACCTATATACTATATTAGAAGAATCTCCGCTATACTTACTAGGATTTTTGATTGAATATCTACCTGAATATACCATGAGTTTTGTTATAAATAGAAAAATAAATCTTTAATATATGTATAAGGAAAAAATATGTCAGATATTGGATTAACAGGAATACCTACAGCAGCGTTAAAGAGAGACCCAAGTGGAGAGGTTAATCCTTCTACTGTTGATGGAAGCCAATCTATCGAGTTTGGAAGACAATTTGTTAAGAGCGTAAGTAATAGCAACACTTCTCAAGTTATTAACGATGTCTTAACCGCTTCTCAAATAATAAGAGGATCTGGTGAAAAGCTATCTTATCCAATGGAAACTGGTAATCCGGCTTATCAGGCAAGAGTTTCTTTTAGAATGTTTTCGCTTCAACCTAAACAAGACGGATCTTCTCAAAAATCTCATTTGTCTGAGTCTCCAGCAGATAATACTAAGAAAGCAAACCCAGCTCAGTATTTTGATGATACTTATGGTGCAGCGCAGTCAGTAGGTCCAACTACCACGAGCTCAGGAAGTACTGATAATCTATTTACAGGAGGACTAGACGACGCTAATAACAGTAGAACGCAACAAGGATTTCTTGATAAAATAAAAAGTGGAGGTGAAAAAATAGGTGATTTCACGAAAGCTAAATTAGATGAAATTGCTAAAATGAATGCGGTAAAAGCTGCTACTAGTTCTATTTCTGGAGGATTTACGTTTCAACCCGTAAAGAGTTCACCAATAGTAGATATGTATTTTCCATTAAGTTTTGCTTATGTAGATACTGCACAATATGAAAATGCATCTCTTGGAGCTCTTGGAGCTGCCGCTACTGGATTTGCTGAAGCAGGAGCAGGTGTTTTAGAAAGCACGTTACAATCTTTTAAACAAGGTGCAACTTCTACTTTTGATGCTTTTTTAGGAAACAAACAGTTAAGTGAAGGAGCCGCAAGAATAGCTGCTGCAAGAGCGATAGACGTAAGCGGAGCAATTTTTAGTCAAGGTATTAGAAATGCGTTAACTCTTCAAAATAGAACAATAATAAATCCAAACATAAGAGCTTTATTTAGAGGAGTTGCTTTAAGAGAATTTACTTTCCAGTTTAAGATGATAGCAGAATCAGCTCAAGAAGCTGCTACAGTACAAAATATTATAAAACATTTTAGAAGTGAGATGTATCCCGACACTTATAACTTACCGATAGGAAGTACTGGAACCAGCGCAGACTTAGGATATAAGTTTCCGAACGTGTTTCAAATCACTTTTAATTATAAGAATTCAGAAAATAAAAAGTTGCCAAGATTACAGTATTGTTATTTAAGAAATGTAAGTCATACTGTTAATCCTACAGGTGGAACATTTAAGCGCGATGGTCAACCTAACGAGATAGACTTAACGTTAAGTTTTATAGAATACAAAACACTTAACAAACAAGATGTAAGAGATAGAGGATTTTAATGTTATATTTTAAAGACTTCAACACCCTACTATATAAATTTGGAAACGAAAATGATCCAATAGTATTTCAAGATATTTCTCGTTATGCAGATGTCATAGATCAAATTAAAGATAATATATCTTTTCTTACTTTTCACACTATACAAGAAGGGTTTAGACCAGATCAAGTGTCTTTACAGCTTTATGCTTCTCCTCTTTACTATTGGACTTTTTATTTGTTAAATGACGATATAAGACAGCAAGGTTGGCCTATGACAAGAGGAGAACTTGAAGTATACACGAGAAAACACTACCCCAATACAGTAATTACTACTCGTGAAAATATTTCTGCTAAATTTAAACCAGGGCAAACTATTACAGGTGGTACGTCTGGAGCTAGTGGAGTTATACTTCGAAGAAATTTAAACTTAGGACAAATAGTAATAAAAGGCGATGTCTCTTTTACACCCACAGGAGAGTTATTATCGTCTACTAATTCTTCTGGAGTGGTTGAAACCGTAACTTCAGTATCTAGTGTCAAAGAGTATTTAGCGGCCAGACACTATGTTAATTCTGATTCTGAAATAGTGGATGTTGATCCTTTCAGTTCACCGGGAGTTTTACTTACTGAAAGAACTAATGAAGAAGTAGAATTTAATGTTAATGAAAGTTTAAGAACTATAAGAGTAGTGAAGCCTTCTTTGATAGGCACTTTAGTTTCTAGTTATAAACAAGCGATAAGAGAATAATATGGCACAAGGGATTGCTAGCAATCAAACAGATGTCTTAATTACATCTGCTGTTATATCAAATGACAGATTAAGTGAAACTAACAGAGTTGATATTGCTAAAGTAATAACAGATATTACTATATATGAGCATATTGGAAAACCGTATATTACGGCAGACATATTATTTTTAGATCAAGAAAATATACTCCAAGATGTTGACTTTCAAGGTGGTGAAAAACTTACGATAACTATGGTACACAGCGAGAATAAGCTCGATGGATTTGAAATTAAAAAAGAATTTCTTATAGATTACGTTAATAAAGTAGTTAAGACAGATGAAAGAAATGAGGCAGTGTTTATTCACTGCATAGAATATCATACGTTTGAGTCATCAGTTCAAAATATTAGTAGAGCTTATACTGGCAAACCTTCTGTCATGATATCGAAGATATGTGATGAGTACTTAAATAAAATAGTAGAAGTAGATGGCGATGACGCTGTCTCTGACATGAAAGTTATAGTTCCTAACTTACATCCTATTGAAGCTTGCGTATGGTTAAAAAACAGAACTAATAGTTCTACGGGAACTCCTTTTTATCTTTATTCTACTTTAGCTTTAGATAAACTTATATTAAAAGATCTTGGATCTATGCTGACTCAAAAACCTATAAACTCAGCTGCTCCGTACGTGTACGCACCGAGCGTTCAAGTATCTCCAACCTCTATACAAAGATTTTATTCTATACAAGATTTTGCTTACGAGAAAAGTGATAACCTCTTAAAACTAATTAGAGAAGGTTTAGTTGGTTCTCAATATAGATTTATCGATACCATGACTGGAACAACTAAGAAAGTAGACTTTAGAGTCGATGATGATGTCTTCTTTAATTTAGCACAAGAAAATATATTAGGTGGTGATAATAAAAAATTCGTGTATGGTCCAGAATATGCAGTTAAAAATAGAAAAATATCAAATTATAATTCAACTGTAGTATCAGAAATATCTTCTACTGGAGCTTATAAGCAAGGTGGAACAGATTTTAAGAGCTATAATGATTTTAATGCTGCAAGCGAGCACAAAAGAAAAGTAATCGGAAAAGCATTGCAGCATTTCTTAGCTAAGGCTCCTATATCAATAACAGTTAATGGAAGAGAATTCTTAACTGGAGACGCTAACTATTCTATAGGACAAGTTATTAGAATAGTTTTTTTGGATAACACACAAGAGCGCGGAGAAAATAGACCAATCATAGATACTAAAAAGTCAGGAGACTATATAATATGTGGAGCTAAACACGTGATTAAATATGAAAGATTTGATACAGTGTTATTGTGTGGAAAGCTCGCGTCTTTCGGAGATGAGGTTACATTTTAATGCAAGGTTATTACGGAGATAGCACTAGGTGGTTCATTGGAACTGTGGTAGACATCAATGATCCTCTTAGACTCGATAGAGTAAAAGTTAGAATAAATGGTGTACACAGCGAAGACACAAGACTCATAGCTAATGATGACTTGCCATGGGCTCAAGTTGTCATACCAAATACAGAAGGCGGTAGTTCAGGATTAGGAGCTAATTCACAGCTTAAAGAGAGAGCTCAAGTTTTTGGTTTCTTTTTAGACGGTAAAAATTCTCAACTTCCTTTAGTTGTAGGTTCTATACCAAAAATAGAAACAAGACAAAATGATGTTGGTGATGGATTTGATAAAGCTTCTACTGATCCAGCTTTGGTAGCTTTTGGAGGATTTGGAGAACAAATAGGTCCGCAAACTTCTTCAGCTGGTATTAGATCAAACTTAGCTGACAATGACTCAAAGATGGCTGGATCTACTAATTGTGAAAAAATATTTAATTTTTTTATATCAAAAAGCGGTGGTTCTTTTTCTCAAGAAGCTACGTGCGGAATGATAGGTAACTTTTTACAAGAAGCTGGAAGAGATAAAAATGGAGACATAAATATTGTTGCGCAGTCAGCGACGGACACTGCTGTCGTTGGTGGCGTTACTATAAGAGGTTTTGGAATTGCTCAATGGAATCCACAAAAGAAAGCTGGAAATAGACTTGGACAACTTATAAAATACTCTGAAAATCTAGGCTTAAATTATAGATCTTTATATGCTCAAGTTCAATTTGTAAAATTTGAATTAGAAACACAACCAGAGTTTTATGGTCTATCTCAATTAAAAAGATCAAAAAGTGTAAAAGAAGCTACGTTAATATTTAGCAAAAAATACGAAAGACCAAGGGCTCAAGATGCTAACAATGAAGGTAGAATAAAATTTGCTGAAGAGCAATATAGAAAATTAGGTAGAGGAGCTATTTAATGGCTAGATTACTAAAATTAGGTAGAGTCTTTAAGGGTCAAACTTTCCCACTTCCTAAAGACGCTGGCGAGAGTCCTAATATAACAAGTGTGACTACGAAAGATGAAGGAAAGACTTTCTTTACTACTTTAAACAAGTCTGGTAACTGGGATGTAAAAAACGGTAGTATAGAATTTTTTAAAGCTTTTCCTGATGTTAACGTATCTTATGAAACACAATCAACTATAGACGAGATAACTCCTGTTATAGGACATGATGCTGCACTAGGACTTGCGAGTTTTAGAGCAAAGTTGCAGGCTTCAGCAGAAGACTTTCAAGCTGATAAGATAAGCTTGGAAGGATCTACTGTAAAAGATTTTCAAACCGTAGGTGGAGTAAAAGCTGTTCAAGATTTCGCAAAACCATTTCAAAAGCTTACCGATAAGACTTTATTTTGCAAGACGACTGGAAGTTTTGGAGATGGAGTGACAGAAGTAAGTACTCAAATATCAGCGATAACATCAATAACAAAAAGATCAAGTACAGGAAACGGTGCTTTAAGAAGAATAGCTACTCAATTTAATCCTGCATCTATAAAAAATGCAGCTAAGAAAATATTTCCAACTAAATCAGAATCAAAGATTAGAGAATTTTCAACTGGTTCTTCTATAAATCCTACTAAAGCTTTAGAAGTATTAAGACCTAATAACGAACCTAAATTAAGAGCTAACAGAGAAGTAGAAACAGTATATAAAGAAAAGATAAAATCTTTAAACGACTGTGGAAGTACTTTAGATCCAAAGTCTTTACTTGGCGGCATTGGAAGATCAAAGCAAAACGCTTTTGCTCACTTGATAAGTAAAGCACGAAGTGTAATACAAAATCCAACCGATGCTGGAAATACTCTTGCTGAACTTAAATCTTCTAATATAGATTTACCATCTAATAATCTTACTAGTCTAATAAAAAATGCTCAAACAAACGTAAGGTCAAATTTAAGTAAAGGCGAAGCGACTTCAAGCAATGTTAAGCCAAGTAGTATTTTTGATATCACAGCAGCACAAAGTGGATTTGCTGGATATAATACGTCTCCTAATTATGTTTTTACCACAGTATCTTCTTCTGAAGAATTATATCTTGAAATAGCTAACTCAACTAGAACAAGATCAAAAGAAGCAGATTCAATACGATGTTTAGTTGTTGGTTGGACTTCGCACTTAGATGGTCCGCCTGAAAAAGCTAACGCTAAAAAAATTCATGAACTCAGTAAAAAGTTTGACTTAAAAAATTTAGAAAATGAAATTAGTGTTACTACAGGTTCTGCTGATGCTGGCAAAAAAGCACTAGAAATAATTAATAGAAAATTTAAATTATATGGAATACAACCACACTACATTATTAAAAGAAACGGAGATCTTGAAAGAGGCCGCCCCATTGATCAGACTCGTAACTCAGAATATGCTCCATTTGCTTTAAGTGGATTAAAAATAGCTTTTGTGGCTACGCCTTTGAAGCCAGTAAATGAAGAACAGTTTAAGACGTTTGATATGTTCATAAATGAATTTTTTAAAGTATTCCCAGGTGGAGAAGTTATTGCAGATTCAGAAATAGATAATGATTATATGGGCCCAGGATTTAACGTAAAGGATAGAGTAAATGCAAAGCATAAAAGACAATTTATTATTGAGGATCCATCTTCTTTTACAGAAATGCCAAGTAAAGTAGCACAGTGTATTACCAAGCCAAAGAAAGTTTTAAAGCCGTCTAATTCAGGTACTTTCTCTCTTGACTTTAACAAGATTAATCGTGAAGCAGCGCACAAGATTAAAAGTGATAAATATAAAAATGATCTAGCAGCTGCTCAAGATGCATTAAAAACAGACACACCTCTAGCTATAAGAGAATTTAATAACAAACTAAGAGATTTAAATAAAGCTATTGATTTGCCAGCTGGAAACGCTAAAAATTTATTAGACACTAGTGTCATTGGATTTGATACTAAATTAAATTCTTTTGCGGATAATATAGACACCGCTGTAGAAGGAACTCAACAGTTAGATACTCAAATACAAAGAACAGCAACTGCAATACAAAATGCGAATCAAATAGACACATAGGATAAAAAATGGGGAAAGAACTAGAAAACGCTGACTTATTTATCGATCCTGCAGAATTTGCTTCTGTTAAAGATCCTGATGACGGAAGAAGCGATCCTGCAGGAAAATTTCCAAGGGCAGATTACGTAGGAGTAAGTTCTGTAAATAACATAGCTACAGGCGTTAATACTAAAAGTGTTTATCTTGGTGGTGGAACAAAAGGAGTTGACTTAGAAATTCAAGAAGAGCCAGCTTCAAACTATACTATGAATCAAGTCAAACAAACAGCTTCTGGACATATAATAGAGTACGACGATACTTTTGGTCGTGAAAGAATAATGTTACGCCATAAGACAGGTTCTGGCGTAGAAATGAGAGCAGACGGAAGTGTGATTATAAGCTCTACGAAAAACTCAATAAGAGTTACTGCCGCAGACGAGAAAGTAATCGTTGAAGGTGATGGCGAGATAGTTTATAATGGCAACTTAAGCATGAGAGTTGCTGGTGACTTTAATTTAGAAGTAGGTGGTAATTATTTTGTTAAAGTAGCTGGAGAAGCTGATGAAGAAGTATTAGGCTCATACACTCAAGAAGTTACAAAGAATCATACAAAGACAATTAAAGGAAGTAAAGCAGAAAGTATAAAAGGCTCTCAAACTGAAACAATAATAGGTAATAAATTTTCAACTGTTAAAGGTAACGTTGAAGTAGACATTAACGGAACTTTTGAACAAAACGTGAAATCAGAATACACATTAACATCTGAAAATGGAGTAATAATATCTACTGAAAATGCAATTATTAATGCGTCATCTTTGTCGGTTATTGGAGACAGTGGAACAATTGGTGGCCACGAGATTGTGTACTATGGAAAAACAGCGCACATCCCTAGAGTTAATTCTACTTCGATGCATGCTACTACATTTCACGGTGATTTAACTGGAGTAGCCGAAAAAGCTAATGAGGCGAATAAAGCTGGAACTGCAGCTATAGGACCTGCTGGCACAGGCGGTACTCCAACTGTAGCTACTGCTACCGATAAAAATACAGTTAATCCTAACACTACTATAATAACAGATCTTTTAGATAAATCTGACTTAGGAATAAGAAGAATTCAGATAGATCCAAATGACGACTTTGTTAATACAATAGATCTATCAGCAAATTATGGTGGAGTTTCTCCTGTAAGACTTTCTACTGAAAAGGCTAGATCTAAATTAAGAGATCCAAATAATCTTAAAAATCAAACTTTCACTGGAGCGATAGTATCAGAAGGATTGATATCAAAGAATTTTGCTGTTCCTACACCAGCAAAATTTGGTAGAATAGTTGGACCTGAAAAGAACGCTATGATTGGAACTGAATCTATTGGAACGCAAGATGGTTTAGTTAAAAGATTTAAAGTACAATCTGGTGAAACTAACTTTTTCTTTAAAACAGTTTTTGTACCTGATCACAAGTATAATCCAGTATTTCAAACTGATATAAATCCAAGAACTAGACTTGCTGATGGCATAACTTTATCTAAATTTTTAGGTAGTCATGCAGATCCAGTAACAATGAATCATTTAACAGAAGTTTCAGAAAGAAAGAACTTAGCTAAACAATACATGCTTCATGCAGAAGCTATGAAGACTATAAATTTTTCTACTGGTACGTCTGAATTTGAAAACTTTAGACTTGAAGTTTTAGAAGGTCTTTATGTTGCAGAATCTGGAGAAACACTAGATAAAACAGATGGTATTAATCATCTGTTAACAAACGGTCAGGCTGTAGTTTATGGATTGTATGGATTAGATGGCGAGGTAGCCGTAGAAAAAACATATGATCTTGCGTTATATTGGAAAGATCATGTAAATTTTGAAAAGATGATATTAGATTATGACACTTATAATCCAGATGGTTCTCTACACGCTTGTATTATATTAATTATGCCTAAAATACTAGCTCCATGGACGGTAACTTACAATAATAAAATTGAAACAAGATTTAATAACGTTGTGCAGACCACTGAAGAATTGTTAGAGATTTTAGACGAAACTGAAAATATAGAAAATATTGTTGTAACTTGATATAAATAGAGAAAAGGGATTTAAATGCCAGCAAAAGCTTTTTCAGTAGAGGACGGAAATTTAAGTAATAAGACTATTATTACCGCGCGCGAGCGTGCGTACTCTGACATCGATTTATCTTTTGCTAAAAAAGGATCTGGAGATGTATTTAAAAAACAGCATGCGGCTGCAGTAAAACAAGCTGTTAGGAATTTATTATTAACAAATTATTCTGAAAAACCGTTTTTACCTAGGTTTGGCGGTGATTTAAATGCTATGCTCTTTAGATTAAGTACAGATATTGATGATGATACTTTAGAAGATGACATTATAAAAGCTATTGAAACTTATGAACCTAGAGCAGAAGTGCTTAACGTTAATAGTGTTATAAGTCCAGATAGTAACGAAATAAGAGTTACGGTGACGTTTAAAGTGATAAGTACTCAAGAAGAAACTTTTGTAGAAATTAATTTAACAAGGCTGAGATAAAATGGCAACTTCAATAAAATCAACTCAATTAGATTTTGATGTTATCAAGGCAAACTTAAAAGAGTTTTTAAAAGCTCAAAGTGAGTTTGCTGATTATGATTTTGAAGCATCAGGATTAAACAACATACTAGATGTTCTAGCGTATAATACGCACTACAATGGACTAATAGCTAACTTTGCGCTGAATGAAAGTTTTTTAACTACATCGCAATTAAGAAGCTCGATAGTAGCTCATGCAGAATCTTTAGGATATGTTCCAAGGTCTTATTCGTCTGCGCAAGCAAAATTAAATGTCTCAGTCACTGTGACAGATACTAACAGACCTACTACTATAACTTTACCTAGAAATACAGAATTTACTTCTACTGTTGATGATGTAAGTTATACTTTTCAAACAAGAGAAAATTTTACAGGTACGGATGATGGCAATGGATTATATCAATTTACAGTAGACACTTCTGGAGATACAGCAATTCCAGTGTTCGAAGGCACAGAAAAAACCAAAACGTTTTTTGTTGGAGAAAAAACAGACGCGCAAATATATGTGATACCTGACGTTACTATTGATACTTCTACTATTAGAGTACGAGTCTTCGACACGGCAACTAGTACTAGTTTTACCACGTACACTAATATAAGTAAAGCAGTAAGAATTACTAATGACACAACATATTACCAAATAAAAGAAGTCCCCAATGGTTACTATGAAGTAATATTTGGAGATGGCATATCTACTGGTAAAGCTCCAGTTGCTGGTAATAAAATAATAATTGATTATCTTTCTACAAAAGGAACAGTCGCTAATGGCGCCTCAAGCTTTACGACTACTGCACAATTAACAGTTAACTCAGTTGCTTATAACGTAGTAGCCACTACAGCAAATTCTGCAGCTGGTGGAGCTTATAAAGAAGCAATTGAATCTATAAGACAAAACGCTCCCATTGCATTTGGTTCTCAAAGAAGGCTAGTAACTGCAGAAGATTATAAAGCTCAGATACTTACAAATTTTGGTAGTTTTTTAGATGACGTCATTGCTTGGGGTGGCCATGACAATGTTCCTCAAGTGTATGGTAGAGTCTATGCAGGATTAAAATTTAAAAGTAACATAGCCACAGACGTACAGCAGGCAGTTAAAGATGAAATAACTACAGAATTATCAGAAAACTTAGCGATAATGTCTATTGATCTTGAATTTGCTGATGTTGAAACTACTTTCTTAGAAATTCAAACATTCTTTAATCTTGATCCAGATTTAACTAGTTCAACCGCAAAAGCTGTAGAAGAAAGTGTACAAACAACCATCAACAATTTCTTTTCTTCTAACTTACAAAAATTTGGAAAAGTATTTAGAAGATCTAACATACTAAGTGTTATCGATGATTTAGATGTAGCAATACTAAACTCAAGAATGGACGTTAAAATGCAGAGAAGTTTTACACCTACTTCTGGAACTTCGCTATCGTACACTATAAATTTTCCAGCTACACTAGCATCAGCAGATGACACAATACATACCATAACAAGTACTAACTTTACTTTTAACTCAAAAACTTGTGCTATTAAAAATAGGTTAAACAGTACTAAGTTACAAATTATATCTCAAGACGGAACAGTTGAGATAGACAACATTGGCTCTTACGATGCTGCGGCTGGAACTGTAAATTTAGTTGGGTTCAATCCTTCAGCTTTCGTAGGATCTGGAATAAAAATTACAGCGACTCCTGCTAATCAAAGTACTATAAGACCATTACGTAATTTTATATTAGATATAGATACTAGTAAATCAGCTTCAAGTGCTTTATTAGATTTTCAAAACACTGCGGTAACTTTATAAATGGCTATAAACTATCATCATAATAGAAGACCAAAGAACTTTTTAAATAGAAAAGTTCGTGAAGCTTTACCAGAATATTTTGTAGATGAATATCCAAAGCTCGTAACTTTTTTAGAAAAATATTATGAAGATTTAGATTCAGATAGCCAAACTTCTTTTGGTAACGAAGTAAGGCAACTTTTTTCTTTAAGAGATATTGGAGAAACTACTCAGCTTAACAGTTTAATATCTGAGATAGCTAGTGGACTTCCAAACGGAGATAATTTTACAGATCCAAGAATATCTGCAAGAAGAATAGCTGAGCTTCAAAGAAATAAAGGAACCAAGTTTGCTATACAAGAATTTTTTAGAATGTTCTTTCAAGAGGCTATTGAAGTTGAGTTTCCAAAAAAAGATTTATTTATTGTAGGTAATTCTAAGTTAGGACCAGAATCTTTAAAAAAAATTCAAAATGGTCAATTGTTTCAAATATTTTCGATTCTTATAAAGACGGGTTTATCTACTAATACTTGGTCAGAATTATATAAAAAGTTTATACACCCTGCAGGATTTTTCTTCGGGGCGCAAATAACATCAGATACAGAAGCAAATGCTGGCATTGGAGCGATGCCGATAGTAGTATTAGATTCTTCTGTTGGACCATCGATAACTTCTGAAGCTTCTTTGGCAGCTATTGCTCCATTTGCACAGCTTACAGCTTTGATAGATTCAGATCAAAATGGTACTGATGATTTTAGAGTAGGATTAGATCAATTAGTTAGTGTATATCAAACATTAACACCTACACAAATTGATACATTTTACTCGAATATAAGTGAACTAATTGGACCAAATTCATTTAAGTTCGACGATAGCGATATTGGTGATAGTGCTGGAACAGCAAGACCTGACTTCTCACTATCAACTGAGACGATGGATAATGAAATATTCGGAAATTACTTAATTGATTCAACTTTCTAGTATAAATAGAACTATTATTTAGGATAAAAAATGACAAGACAAAATATTAATACAGGCTCGGCTGCAAATGATGGTACTGGCGATACCTTACGCTCTGCTGGTACTAAAATTAATTCGAATTTTATTGAACTATATAACTTCTTAGGCGCAGCTGGAGACAGTAGTACTTTAGCTTCTAGAGTTAAATTCCAAGACAGCGCTGTGGTTTTTGAAGGCAGCAACCTAGACTCGCATGAAACTAGACTTTTTGCAGCAGAACCTACTGCAGATAGAGTAGTAACTATACCTGATGCTACTGGAACTATAGTTTTTAAAGATACTACAGATACTCTAACTAATAAAACTCTTACTACGCCTACTATAGCAAGCATAACCAATGGTGGAACTGTTACTATACCATCAGGTGCAGATACTTTGGTCGCAAGAACTAGTACAGATACTTTAACTAATAAGACGTTAACAACTCCAACCATAACTTCTCCTACCATTGGAACTGCAATAAATGACGTTAACGGTAATGAACTTATAAAATTTACTGCAACTGGAAGCGCAGTTAATGAAATTACAATTGCAAATGGTGCATCAACAACTGGACCTACATTATCAGCCACAGGTAATCACACAGATCTTAATATTATAATGACTCCAAAAGGAACCGGATCTGTAAGTGTTGGTAAGGCTGCTTACGGCGCTTCTACGATAAGTACAGATGGAGAAGCAGACTCTTCTTCAAGTCTTATTATATGTAATTCAGGTTCAACTCTTGCAGTAGGTTTAGGTAATGGAACTACCGATGGCGAGTATAAGATTTTTACTAATAAAGGTGCTGGTGCAGCTACTATAACGCCTCGTAGTTTTGCTAATGGAACTTCTTTTACGTTAACTCAAAATAAAGCGACTCAATGTATTTGGGATGGAACAAATTGGTTTATGTTGAATGGCGCCGATTCTTCAGCAACCGGAATAACAATAACATAGGAATAGACAATGACGGCAATAATTACAGACATTCTTAAAAAGCAACTAGTGAAAAGTGTTTTTGACGAGATAAACGCTGGTTCTCAAAATTACTACATTGGAATTGGCAGATCAGAACAATGGAATGCCACTGAAACAGTTCCTACTCCAACTGATACACCTAGAACTATAAGAAATACTAAATCAGCTATGCAATCAGTAAAAAAAGTTGAAGGTACTTCTTTTGTTATTCCAAGATACAATTGGACTTCTGGTGCAATATACAACGCTTTTGACGATGATTTAACCGAAATTCCTTCTAACAGTTATTACGTAATAACTGAAGATAACCAAGTCTATATCTGTTTACAACAAGGTAAAGATGCTAATGGAACTGCAGTTACTTCTACAGTTAAACCAAGTGGATTAAATACTTCAAAACCATTTAAAAATGCTGATGGATACGTGTGGAAATTTTTATATACACTTAGTGCTGCGAGAGCAAGCAAGTTTTTATCGGCTAACTTTGTTCCAGTTGAAAGAGTAATAGCGGATTCAGCAGGAGTTCCAAGTCTTAACGTTACTGAAGCTCAGCAAAAACAAGTTGATAGCAACGCGGTCCCTGGGCAAATACTAGGAATTGCCGTTACAGAGGCAGGAACAGGTTACACTAGTGCTCCAGCTGTGACTATAAACGGAGATGGCGTTAGAGCTGCAGCAACTGCGACAGTAAGTGGTGGAGCTGTGGTTAAGATAGAATTAGATTCAAGTACAGACAGTGCTATCAAAATGGGACAAGGATATAATTTTGCAAGTGTTACTATCGCTGCTCCAACTTCTGGAACTACTGCAACTGCTAGAGCGATTATAGGTCCAGATAGTGGAATTGGTGCTGATCCAAGAGATGAATTAAAAGCTACTTCTTTAATGTTTAATATTAAACCAGATGGAGAAGTTGCTCAAGGATCCGTAAGTAATAAAACATTCATAATTAATCAAGATTTTAGACAAGTAGCTCTAATTAGAAATCCATTTCAATCAGATAGTGCAACAGTTGGTAAAAAGTTAACAGCAGCTTCTGGTTTAATGTTACAAAGTTTAAGAGTTACTGATTCTTCTGAAGCATCTTCGTTTGCGATCGATACCACAATTACTGGAGGTTCTTCAACAGCAAAAGCAGTTATAGACAAGATTGAAACTACTACTGGATTTCATCCGCAGTTAATTGTTCATCAAAACGATTCAACTGGATTTAAACCCTTTGCTGAAGGAGAAGCAATATCTGGAGGCTCCGGAGCTGCTACACTAGTCGCTGCTGGACTCGACGCTGATTCTAACGCGTTTTCTTCTAATGACGTTAGAAAGACATCAGGAGAGATTTTATATATAGAAAATAGAGCACCAGTGGTAAGAGCTTCAGGACAGACAGAAGATATTAAAGTGGTAATTACATTGTAAGGTATAAAAAATGGCGACAACTTTAACCAACACTACATTCTCAACTACGTATAAAGATGATTTTCGCGATAGTGATAACTATCATAGAATATTATTTAATACAGGTAAATCATTACAAGCAAGAGAATTAACTCAAATACAGACTTTCTTACAGAATCAAATATCAAGATTTGGTAATAACATATACAAAGAAGGTGCTGTCGTAAAACCTGGGGGAGCTAACCTTAATCAAAAGTATGAATTTATAAAACTTAACACTGCTGTAAACAATTTACCTACTGACACTTCAATACTGCTTGGTCAAATATTTACTGGTACTACGTCATCTATACAAGTTAAAGTTCTTCAAGTAGTTCAAGCCACTGGATCAGATCCAGCAACTCTTTATGTTCAATACATAAATACTTCTTCCGCTACAGCAGGAACGACAACTTTAAGAATGACTGCTGGAGAGAACATGACCGGTGCTGGAACAGCACTTGGTGAAACTTTAACTGTGCAAACTACTAATACACTAGCTAATCCTGCAACAGGAGTAGGAATACTAGCAACATTAAAATCTGGTATTTACTATGCAAGAGGCCATTTTGTATTCACTGAAGATCAATCTACAATAATATCAAAATACTCAGACGTTGTAACTACAGATTTAGGATTTAAAGCAGTTGAAGATATAGTTACAGTATCAGATGATACAGATTTGTATGATAACTCTGGAGCTACTCCAGACATATCGGCCCCTGGTGCAGATAGATACAGAATACGTCTTACTATAACTGAGAGAAAAGATGTCGATTCAGATGAAAATTTTATACATGTCGTCACGATAAAACGAGGTATTATCTACAATGCAATTTCGCTTAGTGACGCATTTAACGTACCAAATAAAGTTTTAGCCGAACGAATAAAAGAAAATTCTGGAGATTACATTGTAAAACCTTTCATCTCTAATTTTCAAGCTGATTCCGCAAATACGCATTTGCAATTAAGAGTGAGCGACGGAGTAGTAGTGGTTGAGGGTCATAGAGCTTCAAGATCTTTTCCGACTGTAATAAGAATTCCAAAATCTACTACGACGACCACTATTGAAAATGAAGTAGTACCAGCAACTTTTGGTAACTTTGTTTTTGTAAACCCTAGCACAGATAGCGCCACTAAAGGAATACCTACTTTATTTAAGCAATACGATTTAAAAAATGATTCAAGTCACAATGGAACAACTATAGGTAGTGCAAGAATTAAACATGTAACACAAGATGGCTCAAAATTGAGATTTCACTTATTTGACGTTCAAATGAATGCAGGACAGGCTTTTAGAAATGTTCAATCTATTGGAGATAGTTCTACAAATTATTTTAATCTTGATCTTGAAAATAATAAAGCTGTTTTAAAAGATGTCACTGGAAACAGTTCTATATTTGCACTTCCAAAACCAAGACCTCAAACACTTACAGATATACAAGTTACAGTACAAAGAGAATTTACTGCCCTATCAAATGGAGCTGGACAAGCATCGCTAACTCCTTTATCAGCTACAGGTGAAACTTTTACCAACACTAACGATTGGATAGTAGCAAAAACTGATAGCGATATAATACCTTCTGGATTGTCTTTTACTGCATCAGGCGGTCAATCAATGACTATTAGCGGTCTTCCTGCTAGTAGTAGTATTAAAGTGCTAGCGTATGTCAATAAAGCAAATGCTTCAGTAAAAGCTAAAACTTTAGAAACTAAAGTTCAAAACTATCTAGTTGAGTCTGATGGAGGTGGATCTAAATTTATTAATTTAAGACAAGCAGACGTTTATAAAGTTGATAGAGTTAACTTATTAAGTGACAGCTCAGACATAGGTAGTAGATTTGAAATAGATTTTGCGCAGTTTCCAAGTTATTATGGATTAGCTAAATTAAGATTAAAACCCGGAGAAACAGCTCCTTCTACTGCAGTTCAAGTAGGCTATCAATATTTTTCTCATAGTGAAGCTGGAGACTTTTTTGCTGCTAATTCATATTCTGGTTCAGTAGATTATTCAAAAATTCCTAGTATAAGGCTAAGTACTGGAAATGTTATTCATTTAAGAAACGCTTTAGATTTTAGATCAGTCATGGATTCTGACGGAAACTTTACTAATACAGGTTCTGGAGCTCGAGCAATAGAAGTACCGCAACCAAATACTTTAATAAATGCAGACGTAACATACTTTTTAGGAAAAGCAGGCAAGCTCGTAATAGACACAGAAGGAGTATTAAAATTTATTGGAGGAAACCCTGGATTTAATCCTCAAGTTCCACCAAAACCAGAAAATACGTTAGGTTTATACGATGTGTATTTAGGCGCAAATACTTTCGATGCTAGAGATACTAAGTCTGTAAAAATCAATCATAGAAGATTTACTATGAAAGATATAAGTCAATTAGAAAAAAGAATAGATCAGTTAGAAGAGTTAACTTCTTTAACTTTATTAGAGCATGACACTAAAAATTTACAAATAATAGATTCAGCAGGAAACGATAGACTTAAAGCAGGATTTGTAATTGACAACTTTACAGATCATAGCCTCACTGACGCTTCTTTTAGTAGAGGCCATAGAGCTTCGATAGATCCAGTTCGTCATAGAGCTCGTCCGATGTTTACTGAAGATAATATAAAATTAATTTATGATTCTGCTGCATCTACAAACGTTCAAAAATACGGTGATAATATCTATCTTAAGTTTGGAGAAACTCCTTATATTAATCAAGATTTAGCTACAAAAGCCATAACTATTAATCCTTTTGCAGCCAGTATTTTTCAAGGAAATTTAATATTATCTCCGGCCTCTGATGAATGGAAAGATATCGAAAGAATTAATGATAAAGTTGTACCAGGGACTACGAGAATAAGTGGTGTTAATGCTTATAACTGGGACAACTGGTCTTGGAACTGGAATGGAGAGTCTGTAGAAAATTTAGGAATAGGATCTATGACTAATGAAATATCTTCAATGGTTAACAGAGTTATAGCCGAAGAGAGTGTCTTAGATATCATAGAAGATAAAGTAGTCCAGAGTACTCTTATACCATATATAAGAGCAAGAAAAATATTTTTTAGGGCAGAAGGATTAAGACCTAACACTCAACATTTTATGTTTTTTGACGGTCAAAACATGGCTAATTATGTTAGAGAAGAATCAACTTTTACGAGGCATAGTGATAATCCATTAGACCCAGGAAATACTTTATTTGGAAAAACAACTCATCCAGACACTGCGGGTATATTAACTTCTGACGATAATGGCGAAATAATTGGATCACTTATAATTCCAAATAATAATGAATTAAAATTTAAAACAGGAACAAGAGAAATTCAATTACTAGATATTAGTGCTCCTAATCCAAACAACGCGTCAAGCGTAGCAGAAGCTAACTATACCGCAGCAGGAACTTTAGAAACAAGAACTGGAACTGTAGCTTCTTCTAGAATACTTCACTTGATGGGAGTTAAAGTGGAAAGAAGACAAAACTTAGGTAATACTCCAGATGGAGGACCACCAGTATTTGACACTGTTTACACCATACCAGCAGGTACTAATTTTTATTATGCTAATGACGCTCAAGCTACGGCCGTCACAGGAGGTGTTAGCTTCGCTAACGATGCACAAGTTACTGACGGTATGAATATGGCGCAGGTTGACGATTTTTCAGTATCATTTACTGTAGATCCTGAAATCTCTGGTAACTTTCATTCAATGGGTTTGGAAGATGAAACTATAGGTGCTGGTAAAACTTCAGTTTCAAACACATCCACTATAACAGTAGGTTATGAGCCAGGGCAAGTAGACCCAGGACTTGCTGCAGCTGTTCAAGCAAATAATAATAACTATAGTAATAATGATAATAATAGTGACGACGGTGGATACTCATCTGACCCAGGTGGTGGAGCAGGTAATGGATCGTGGACATAAAGAAGGAATAATAGTATGCCAGTAACTAGTTTAGGATATAACGTAAATAAACAGCCAATAGCTCAGTCATTTTTTATAGATGAACCGAAAGGAATATACGCAACTAAAGTTGATCTTTTCTTTGCTGCTAGAGATAATCCCGCTACTACAAAACTTCCAGTAAGAATTGAACTTAGGCCTATGGTTAATGGTGTTCCATCTTCTAGGCATGTTCTTCCAGGGTCTACAGTCGTTAAACCAGCTGCAGACGTTGTAGTTGATACTGTTGGACCAGAGTTAAACGCCACATCTTTTACTTTTGAAGAACCAGTATTTTTAAAGGGGTTTGAAGATTACGCACTAGTGGTTATAGCTGATTCTAAAGATTATTCTCTTTATATTGCAGAAATAGACGAATTTCAATTTGGATCTACTGAGAGAAGAACAAATAAAAATCCAATATCTGGAAGTTTATTTTACACTCAAAATGGAGTTACTTTTACTCCAGCTCAAAATCAAGATCTAACTTTTAGGCTTCACAGAGCTTCTTTTAAGCACACATCCGGAACAGTTTCACTTAAAAACGCTGCAGTTCCTAAACAGCATTTAATTAGTCCACCAATTAAAACTACAAAAAATAGTGCTGAAGTATTTGTAAGACACTTAAATCATGGTTTACAAGTAGGAAGTGGTGTAACGCTAAGTGGAGTGGATTCTAATGGAGTTGGTGGTATCTTTGCTTCAACTTTAAATAAAAAATATAATGTAACTAAAGTAGATTGGTCTGGATACGCTTTTAATGCTGATTCTAGTGCAGATTCAGATGCAATAGGAGGAGGCGGACAAGTTTTAGCTACAAAGAATATACCATATTCTATAATTGTACCAAAGATAGAAATTTTACAGCCATTAGACACAACTATAAACGCTGCCATGAAGGGAACTACCGGTAAATCTTTTGCAGGAGAAGAAGGTAGTCATGATAAAGATGATAACTTTGATCCAATTAAAATAGGTGAAAACAATTTTTCTAGAAAAGCTTATGTAGTACTAAATGATTCTGATGAAACCATCGAGTTATCTACTGAAACTAACACTAAATCTTTAGAGTTTCAAATCACTATGGGAAGGCCTGCTGCTGATTCTAATATATCGCCTATGATAGATATGCAAAGAACATCGGCAAGCTTATATGATAACGTTATAGATAGGCAAGATTCTGCTGCAACAACAGGTGGATTTAACGTACCATTGAAATACGTAGATGAAACTAATCCAAATGGGTCTGCTGCCGCTAAGCACCTAACAAAGGTTATCAATTTGGCTAATGACGCAGTTGGTCTTAAAGTATTAATAAATGCTAATAAGCCAAATGGAACGGACTTTCAATTATATTTTAGAACTGCAACGGCCGACGAAGAAATAGAAACTAAAAATTATACTTTAGCTACAATAGAACAAGCAATTCCAAACACTGATAACTTAGCTGTTTACAGACAACACACTTTTTTAATCGGTGGTCAAAATGGTTCTCTTCCGGCGTTTACTAAGTTTCAGCTTAAAATAGTTTTTAGAAGTACTAATAGTGCAAGAGTACCACAGCTATCAAGCTTAAGAGCTATAGCGCTGAGTGTTTAATGTTTGTTAAAGTTGATGGTCATGACGGCTACGTTAAAGACACTAGAACAGGAGTCGTGTTAAACGTGAATAAGGCAGAAATTGAAGCAGCTCGAAAAAGAAAGGCTTTAAAGAAGCAGCAAGAAGAAGATATAAATAACCTAAAGAATGAAGTAAGTGATATTAAAAACATGTTAGGTAAAATAATAGAGAAACTCGATGGCAGTAACAACAATTAATCTATCAGATCCAGTAACCACTCTGGTTACTAAGACAAATACGGTATCTAGTGATCTAGGTGACAAAGCAACGTTAACTACCACAGATAAAAGTAATTTAGTAGCGGCAATAAATGAAATCAATACTCAAGTAAATAAGGTTGATTCAGCTGATGTTATAAACTTGATTCAAGCTAACGCTATGGATTCTGCAGAAGTGCTTGCTCTAATTAAAGCAGATTCAGGTGAAACAAGCATTATGTCTAATTTTCAAAAAGACAGTGCTAATGGAATAGGTTTTGATTCTTCGCAAGGTAGGTTTTTTGTACCACCAAATACTATCAACACTTCTATGATAGAACCAATTTCTATAACTGAAACGAAAATAGCAGATGATGCTGTAAGTTCAGTGCAGCTTAAAACACTATCAACACTCTTAATAAAAGATTCAGCAGGAAGTACACTAAAGACGATACACGGCGCAGGGGTTTAATATCATGGCAGTTAGAAGGCCATTATATAATGATGGTAATAACCTCAGAGAAATGACGTCAGCGATGGTCACAGCGATACAAGATCGTTGTGTGTATGTTCATGGAAGCAATCCCAGTGTAACGTTAAGTGTTGTTGGAAGTAGCGGCACGTTAGATTCAATGTCAGACACTAGAATGCGAGCTGGTGCCAGTACAACTGATGCTACTAATTTTGACACGGCAGGTGAGACCCCTAACGTTGCTCAAGTAACTCCAATAGTTTTTGATAAGATAAGTCAAGTTAACGCATCATTAAGCGCTCCAACTGATACAAATAATAGATTATATCCTGTATATTATGATGGAAGCGGAGCTATTCAAGCTATGACAGCAACTGATGTTTTTGATACTTTTATAACTCAGGCTATCACGAGTCTAGTTGATGGAACTGATAGAGACGGAACATTTAGAATACACACGGCAACTTCTTTAACAGATCATACTTTAATATCTGCAACTCCTGTATTTACTGATACTCGTGCAAACTCTGCAGCTTATACAGCAGGTGGAATTCCAGAGACGCAAGATCAGCCAACTACTATTACTAACTACTATTTGTTTAGAACAAACCAAGGTAGTGCACCATCAATCACTGTCCCATTTCAAGTGACAACCGGAAACGATTTGCAAACTTATTCTACATCAAGCTTTGATGCTATGCTGCTAGCAGAAATGAGGCATCATACAGTTAACACTGCAGGATCTAGAATTAATTATTCTATAAATGGAACTGGCAATAACAGAGGTAGTGGTATGGTTGATACGAGACTAGATGGAAGTACGTATCAACAAAGATTTGTTAATGCTAATGATTATCGTACTCAAGAATTTCCTAGTGGTTCACCTCAAACTATAAACACTTATTTTTTAAAGATTACAAGGAGTTAATTATGGCAATCCCTGGACATGAATTTGTAAGAGCTCATTTTTATAATGATGCAAGAACTATAGTAGAATCTTATTGGACTGACGGAAAAGTTGAGAGAGTTGAATATATCGAAGCTAAAGATGGTGATCCTAATTGGGAGAACTTATTAACTCATACTGATATCGATAAATTACACGAAGACACGTATAAATTTATAAAAAATACTCAAAAGGCTTTTGAAAATCAAGCCATACAAATAGCAAAAGATCAAGGAATATTACAAGACTTTCAAGATAAAAATGTTATCAATAACGCAATTGTAAAGGTATTATTTGAGCAGAACGAGCAAGATGATAATAGTGATTCTAAAAATACTCTTTTTGTATTTAAATTAAAAATATTTGAATTAGACTTTGTAAAAAATTGTAAAAGCAGAAAGATGAAATCTGAATTAAGAAAAGCTGAAAATATAAGACAAGCAACTAAAATAGCTATTGATATTTTTGAACAAAGTAATTAGTCCACCACCCTTCTTTTTTCATAAATTCGTACCTTTGATTAAATAAACATATTGAAGCATCTTTTTCTTCAGGCGCTTCTCTGAATGAATAATACAGTGACTTGTCTTTGTACGTGTTATATTTTATGTTTTCATAGATAAATTGATCTATTCCTCTGTGGTACTTAAACATATAATATTCAGGATCTTCTATAAATTTTTTATATATGTGACTACAATCACCTTTCCACGACATTATAGAAGAATTAAGAGGAGTGTGATGCGGATCTCTCCACCAAGCATGACATAACGTAAACTCTTCTTTTAAAAAATAATTACAATCTTTTTTAATACATACATCTAAGTCAAAATATAAGTTGGTTATATGTGATTCGGTAAACTTATCAAACATTTGTAGTTTATTAAAGACACCTCTATCATCATCAAATTTATTATCTCTTACTACTTCTAATATATCATACTTAATATTAGAGTAATTGTCGATCATATAAATTAGATTATCTTCGTACCACTGATTATATTTTGTACCAGTTCGTACAGCTATGATTCTTATCATGTTTCATACTTTTGCGCTTTGTAATCTACTCCACAAAATGATTTACAAACTTTTGGTGCAGATTCTGCATTTTCATCTAAAAGAGAATAAAAATTAGTCCATTGATCGGATGTCAAAATTTCATCTAAGCTATTTACATTTTCTAATTTTAAGCCAGAATCTAAAAAACCAAGAGCTTTAAACTGATTTAAATCTTTTGTAGAATTATCGCACCAACAACATGGCAATACCCAGCCCGTTGCAGATAACGTAATTTGTTTATAATCATTTATGCATTGTGGATTAAGTTTCATTTTTTTTAGCATGTAATTCGTGTTTTGATGGTATTGTGTATTTTAGCGATGGTTTAAATGGGTCATTTTCATCCCATCTACTAGAAATAAGTTTAAGAAAAGTAATATTATTTTCCCTTGCCATTTTTCTACATTTTTCAATATCATTTTCATTATATTTAAATACTATATATTGCCAATATACATTTGTGTACTTAGCTAGACGTTTCATTACTTCCCAGACAGCTGGCCCATCTTGATTAACTCTGTATATATGACTCTCCTCTGGCAATCCATCAAGTGCTATCCACCATCTATGATTAAGTCGTGGTTGATTTTTATATATCTCAATAACTTGATTCCAAAATTTTTTAGGTTTATGAGATCCATTAGTATGAAAAACAAATCTTTTATCTTTATATTGAGTGCACATTTTTAGTATGTCGATAAATTTAGGATGATATATGCAATCTCCCATCTGACCGCAAAAATCAATTTGAGGCACATACGAATCTAATAGTTTTTTCATTGCTTTTAATGATATATCATTGCCTCTCATGTGCATTTTTGGAAACTGTTGTCTCATACACTTATGGCACTGTAGTAAGCATCGATGAGTTATATCAATATTTATTCCAACTTTACTTCGATGCTTTTTTTTTAACCAAGGGTTATTATTTGTTAATTTACCATCATAATAACCAAATGCCCACATTTTTTCTTGACACCAAAAACATACTCTACAAGGCTTAGTAAAAAAATCAGTAGCTGTTGCAGTTCCAACACAACTAGAAGTTAAAGGAAATAAATCATCCATAAGATTATATTTGTGATAGAAGGCTGCAATAACTTTTTTATGTGAGTTAATAAAAGGATTGTGATGAACTATTTTTTTTCCTAAAACTATTTTATTTTTTATATTTGTAACATCATCTTTTGATTGATTACGTCTTGATTCTACTCGTGTAAACTTATATTTTTTTTGATCTTCTACCGGTGGATTCATAGACATACCAGAACAAACCAGACTAAATTCTCCGGCATCAATTAATTTATTTCTAAAATTATTAGTGGCTAGCGATTTTACGTAACCATACGGCTCTATTCCAGATACTATTTTTCTTTTTATATGGTCTAGTGCTTCTTCATGAAGTATTGGATCTTTTGGATTAAATCTACATTCTCTGACATCTTTAATATTTACTTTAGGAAATTTTTCTTTCATGTATAAACATATTTCGTCCACGTGCCAAATATTATTTGGACGAGCAGTAGGGTGGCCTTCTTCAATCATAGTAAAAGGCACTATCGATAATTGAGGGGCGTACTTGCAAAGTAGATAGAAAACCATGGCTGAATCGGTACCACCTGATAAAGATATACCTACACTGTCATGGTCATTTAAATTAACATCTTTAAGAAAATCTATAGAATATTGATTATGAGAAATTATCATGTATGTCTCCAGTATTGTTTAAGTTCTGGCCACAAGTCAAACACTCCTTTTTTTCTGCCATATAAGGTATCAGTATCTATTAAGTATTTTAAACTTAGCTGAAATTTATCTTCATCTCTTGGTTCGCTTAACATATTTTTTATTTTATCATATTCATATAAGTTTGGAGTATCTTTTAAATCTTCTATCAAAAATTTTTTTATCTCATCTGGTAAGTGTTTAATATTTAAAAACTCAGGAGTTGTAAGAATGAAACTTTCAATTTTATAATTTTTATATCTTTTATAAAACTCTTTAAGTCTTAACACACTTAAATTAGTAACCGTTGAAGCTATGTGTACAGTGACTTTGTCCAAATTTTCTACCACTTTTAAATTATTTGCTACAAGTTTAGAATCAGTTCCTTTTCTTAAGTATTCATCATAAATACCATAACTATCAATAGACGCAGAAATATGTGTTGAACGAAACTGGTGCAAATAGCTTATAAAATTATTTTTTCCTCTATCAAATTTTGTAAGATTAGTTTGATATTTTAATCTTATATCTTTAGCATCTCCAGTTTCAATAAACATATCTAATAGTTCATAATGACTGTCTAACATTAAAGGCTCGCCTCCAGTTATTTTTACTGATTCTATATTTTTAGAAAATGATCGTATTTCATCAATAGTAGTTCGAAACTTATCTGCTGGCTGTTCCTTCATTAATGACTTACCCTTACTAAAAAATTTTGACATGCTTGGATCTACTAGCATTTTCTTCCATATTGGATTTGCCATTTTGTTTACGTCATTCATTCTTGAAGATGAATTTTGAGGCCAACACATAAAACAAGATAAATTACAAAGATTTCCAAATATTCTTAATTTTAATTCTAAGAATCTATAGTTATTGTCTTTAAAAGATATTTTGTTAGTGTTTACGTATTCTTCTACAGTTTTATCAACTCCTTTTTTTCTGTCTGATTTAAGGTTTGAAATCCATTTTAATCTAGTAGAAGAGCCTTCATTTATTTCTTGATTCACACATATTTTACAAAAAGCATTTATATTTTCACTTGAATTTGATAGACCAATCATCTCATCTCTTAAATTATTCATATGTTCTGAGTTGTACCATTCCATTAAAGATGTGTTTTCGGTAGTATGTCCTGGGGATTTAGACAAGCAACATGCTGCCCACTTTCCATTGGAATTAGAATAAATGTGATAAAAAGGAAGAGGACAAAACCATTTCATATTTGATTAAATCCCCACATTTTTTCTTTACACCAATAACATTTACCACAAGGGCGCGTAAAATTATTTGTTTGTTCAGCATAGCCTATACAGCTCCATGTATATTTGATTAATTCTTCACAATTAAATTTTTTATAAATTGCAGCTATAAATTTTTTATCTACATTGTTCCACGGTCTAATGAGTGTACCCCATT